TAACGACAAAGATGTATTTGAAAATGCACCATGTCCACTTGGTTACATCAACGTTACAGAAGATGCTCGTATTGAGAAGTTGATGAAGCGTAAGTATCCAGGAATCTCAAAAGACTTCCATGGTGGATACTCAGAACTACATGAAGATGATTTCTTCTCAGTAGAGGACACAGATCTTAATGAGTTGACATTAATAGACAGAGTAAACCTACACTTCAAGATAGGTGCATACGCAATGATGCCTTTTTCTCCTGCTGAGACACCTCTCAGAGACGCTGTGGGACGTTCAGAGACATTCCAGGACGCAATAGATGCTGCTAAGGCAATTTATGAGTACATGAAAGCACAGGAAGCAGAAGAACAAAAGCAACAAGAAGAGCAACAGCAACAGCAACAGGTGGTTGCACAGGTTCCTACACAAGGTGGTGGACAAGGAGAACCAAATACAGGAGAAAGAGAGTATCCTGACTTTCCCCAAGGAGAAGATCTATCAGAAGGTAAGAGTGAGTCTCAGGAAGTTGAACAACCTAAGAACTCTTTCCAACCTGACGTTGACACACCAGACAACCAGATGCAACCTTCTAACAAGCATGGAGAGAACACTAACCAAGGTTATGGTCGTCCTAGCATTGAGACTGTAACAACACAAGAATCATTCGACGAAGCAGCATCAGGTCTAGCAGACAGAGCAGCAACCGAAGTCAAGTATGCAACATTCCCAAAGCAAGTTAACCATGAGGAAATCATTGTTCCTGCAAATTTGATCTGGAAAGTAGCAGAGAGAGATTGGGAAATGTTCGAGAGTGCTCCTGCAAAGGAGAGAGGAGAAGTAGACCCATTCATAGAAGTTGACAGAAAGTTTGTTGAGTTCTGTAAGCAAACATCTAAGGACGTCAACTACATGGTCAAAGAGTTTGAGTGTAAGAAAGCAGCATCAGCATATGCTCGTGCATCAGTTGCTAAGACAGGTGTTCTTGATACTGCTAAGTTACACACATACAAATTCAATGATGATGTATTCAAGAAGGTAACTCGTACACCTGACGGTAAGAACCACGGTCTTGTATTCCTAGTTGACTGGTCAGGTTCTATGGCAGGAGAGATCTACGAGACAATCTTACAGATCATCAACCTATGTCAGTTCTGTAAGAAAGTAGGTATCCCATTTGATGTATACTCATTCGTTGTTGATGGTGGTTTATGTCTCTTACATGCAGGACAAGATCACATGGACCCATACTATGATGATGGTGGTGGAAAGTCTAATATATCATCACGCAATGAAGACGAGTTCTTCCTTGATAGAAGATTCAGATACGGTAACTTACTTACATCTGATGCTAATCAAAAGACATTCAATCATCACTGTAAGTTACTTTACAGAGTTGCAAACTATTACAGATCAAGATGTCACTGGAATAGAGTAGAACCAAAACCACCTACATTCATGGGTCTTGGTGGTACACCACTCAACGAAGCATTAGTTGTTATGCAGTCCTACCTAGGTAAGTGGAAGTCACAGCACAATGTAGAGAAGTGCCACTTGATCGTACTTACAGATGGAGAGTCACAGTGCCTACCTACAACCAGACAAGGTAGATCATACGGTGTAGATACAGGAATGTATCCTGACTATGGTCACTACAATACTGTTATCAGACACAAAGGTCGTCACTTCAAGACTGTGCACAATGCTAACTCTGATATGACTAACAGATTACTAGAAATAATCAGAGAGACAAATCCAGGGTCAAACGTTCTTGGTATCAGAATATGCCCAAGCAGAGGATTTGCTCACTATCTTCGTTACCTAGGTATCTGGGACCAGAAGAAGATTGAAAAAGTCCAGAAGCAATTCAAGAAGAAAAGATGTGCAGTTATCAACAGCACAGGTTACAGCGAGTTGTATGTAATCGCATCTAATTCTTACTCAGAGGACACTGAAATGAAGGTTGAAGAAGGTGCAACTAAGACTGATATCAAACGTGCATTCGCTAAGTCCTTGAAGTCCAAGTCAGTCAACCGTAACTTGCTATCTTCCTTCGTGTGCCAGATAGCATAGTGTCCATTATGTGTTTACAACACACATAGAATCATATACAATTAAACCATACAAACAAATACAAAGATTATGCCATTCGCCCCAATACCAGTTTCCACACAAGACCTAGTTGACTTCCTTTCAGAAAAGTTCGGTCTTGATGTAACCACACCAGACCTTCTTGTTGCTGCTGACAAATTCAACATGAGTTATGCAACTGTCAAGAAGAGACTAAAACAGTACAAGACAGGTATTGGTAAGTGGAATCTAACTATCGCAGAGAAGTTAGAAAAGAATTTCCAGAACAAGACTGCTAACAAGACAACTCTTGTTGATTCTTTTGACCCTGCATACCTAGCAGCAAAAGATCTTGTTCCCGATAAGGACCCTAACTATGTTCCTTTCGGTAACTTCACTGACTTGAAGAAGATCATCAAGTCCAAGGTGTTCTATCCTACATTCATCACAGGTCTATCAGGTAATGGTAAGACATTCGGTGTCGAGCAAGCATGTGCTCAACTAGGTAGAGATCTTATCAGAGTCAACATCACAGTTGAGACTGACGAAGATGACTTGATCGGTGGTTTCAGACTCGTTGATGGCAACACAGTATGGCACAACGGTCCAGTGCTCGAAGCACTACAAAGAGGTGCAGTTCTATTACTCGACGAGTTAGACCTAGCATCAAACAAAATATTATGCTTACAATCAATCTTGGAGGGCAACGGTGTATTCATTAAGAAGATCGGTAAACAAGTTTACCCCGAGAAGGGTTTCACAGTGGTGGCAACCGCTAACACCAAGGGAAAAGGTTCTGACGATGGTCGCTTTGTTGGCACTAATGTTCTAAACGAAGCATTCCTAGAAAGATTCCCACTCACATTCGAGCAAGAGTATCCTTCTATCAAGATCGAACAGAAGTTACTACATAACTACTGCTCAGAGTTGAACTGCTGTGATGACGAGTACATCGAGAACCTCGGTACATGGGCAGAGATCATCCGTAAGACCTTCAAAGAAGGTGGTGTTGATGAAGTCATCTCTACTCGTAGACTTGTACACATCATTCGTGCATTCGCTATCTTCAAGGATAGACTAAAAGCAATCAAACTTTGCTTAAACAGATTCGACGACGAGACAAAGGCAGCATTCCTAGAATTATATTCTAAGATAGATGCTAAGGTTGATCTAGGAGATACACCACTCGAAGTTGACGCAGACTAATTTATCTGCTAAGATAGATCTATGAACAAATATCGTGAAAACGAGACCCTAAAAATTGTCCAAGAGTATGTCGACAAGACATACCAAGGACATTATGTAGGGGATGATCAAGACAAGACACAGACCTTAGACCTCTTAGAGTCCATAGGTACTGTGTCTGACTTTTGTCAATCTAACATCATAAAATATGCTGCTAGATTTGGCAAGAAAAATGGCAAGAACAAGCAGGACTTATTGAAAGTCATGCACTATGCTATATTACTGTACCACTTCTCCAACTTTGATAATGATCACTGAATCTATGAAAATTTCTGATGAACAACTAGAAGTCTTTAATATCTTTAAACTTATTAATCCTTCTATACTTTTGAAACCTGGTCAGAGAGTATCTACAATCTCTAACAACAAAAATATTATGGGAGTGGCAGACTTTAACACTCTAAACATACCAGTAAAGGCACCGATCTATGATCTACATGTCTTTCTAAACACTATGAACATTGTGTCAGGTGGAGAGAGATTGAAGAGTGATGTAGACTTCCAAGAGAACCTAGTTAATATCAGTCACGGACGTAGTAAGATGAAGTATTACTATGCTGACGAGAGAATGATTACTGCTCCTCCTGATAAACTTGCTAACCTAGGTGACCCAGTACAGAAAGTAAGTATTGAGTATGCAGATTTCCAGAAGATGTTCAATGCTGCTGCAACATACAGTCTCCCAGACATTTGTTTCGTAGCAGACAGTGGTAATCTAAGTGCAATGGTTACAGACAAACGTAACTCATCATCTAATGTATTCACAGTTGATCTAGGAGAGTCAGACAAAGAGTTCTGTTTCTGTGTTAAGACTGAGAACCTAAGAATTGTATGCCCTACACTAGGTGGTAAATCAAATATTGTATCAGGTTACAATGTTGAATTATATACTAGCAAAGTTGCTAAACTATCTGCTATAATAAAATCAACAGCAAAGAAAGAATTAACTAATCTTGAATTGCTAGTTGCCCTTGAACCTGATTCGGAGTATTAATGTTGTACGGATTGATATTTTTAGTTATAATATTCATAGTATTTCTAATTCTCACATATTATAATCCACACTAATGAACATCTTTGTCACAGATCCTGACCCTGTTAAGTCTGCTCAGTCTCTACCTGACAAACACATTGTCAAGATGCCCCTAGAAACCTGTCAAATGCTATCAATCGTAGCATCAGAGGAATGGGGTCATTCTTTTGGCACTCTACCTCGTGCTGATGGTCAACCATACAAGACCGAGAAGGGTGCCTTTCGTAATCATCCTTGCACACAGTGGGCACAGAAAAACTGGCGGTGGTTAATTGACCATGGTCTTGCCTTATGTGAGGAATATACACACAGGTATGGTAAAAGACATACTTGTCATGATACAATACTTGTAGCAGACCAAATCTTTCCTAAGAAAGATCTAGGTCCTACACCATTTGCTCGTGCTATGTACGATGAGTTCAAGCATGACAAATCTATTTCTACATTTGATGCATACAAACGTTATGTTGCATCTAAACCTTGGGTATGCAATAATTATCTGAGGAAACCTGATCGTAAACCTAACTGGGTTTAATTTTATTATGAATGATTTTTTGTGGGTCGAGAGATATCGTCCCGCCAACGTGAGAGAGTGCATTCTTCCTGAGAATACCTCTCAAATGTTTGAAGGTTTTGTTGAACAAGGAGAGATACCTAATCTTCTCCTAGCAGGACCCGCAGGCATAGGTAAGACAACTATTGCTAAGGCATTATGTAATGAACTAGAAGCAGATTTCTTTGTTATTAATGGATCTGATGAAGGTAGATTCTTAGACACTGTAAGAAATCAAGCAAAGTCATTTGCTGCTAGTGTTTCTCTTACATCAAAAGCAAAGCACAAAGTTATAATTATAGATGAGGCAGATAATTGTACACCTGATGTACAAATGTTATTGCGTGGTAATATTGAAGAGTTCCAGAATGCTTGTAGATTTATATTTACATGCAACTATAAGAACAGGATCATAGATCCTATTCATTCACGTTGTTCTGTCGTAGATTTCAATGTCAAAGGAAAAGAGAGAGCACAAATGGCAGCATCTTTCTTTGATAGAGTCAAAACAATACTAGATCTCAACAAGATTGAATATGAAAAGAAAGTTGTAGCACTAATCATACAGAAATACTTTCCAGATTTTAGGAGAACATTAAATGAATTACAGAAGTATTCTAGTAAAGGCAAAATTGATACTGGGATTCTTGGTAGTGGTGCAGATCTGGCAGTATCTGATCTGGTAACCTATCTCAAAAAGAGAGAGTTTACAAACATGAAGAAGTGGGTTGTTCAGAACCTAGATAATGAACCTCAGATAATCATGAGGAAGGTATACGATACCATGTACACTTACATGAAACCAAAGAGTATACCCGAAGCGGTTCTCATCATGGGTGAGTATCAATACAAAGCAAACTTTGTTATGGATCAGGAAATTAATCTGGTTGCATTCATGACAGAACTAATGATGAGGTGTGAATTTCAATGAATTGTTGGCACTGTAATACTGAACTGATTTGGGGTGGCGATCACGATGGTGAGGACTACTGCAATGAGGAATACAATATAGTTACTAACCTATCGTGTCCTAAATGTGATGCGTTTGTTTTAGTATATCATTCACCAAAGAAGTGGGACGATGACGATCAAGAAGCATGATTTATTTCCTACAACAGTCTATGAATTTAGACTAGAAGGGGAGGATATGGAAATGATGCATCAGGCACATGAGTTTGCAAAGACTCTGGAAATGGCAATGTATAATTTTCCTGCGGGTGTTAGGACAAGTCGTGGAGACATACACAAAGAAGAACCCATGAAACCTCTATGTGGGTTCTTTGAGGACTGTTTAGACTATATTAGATGTGATCTTGCACTACAAGCAGAAGCACTTAAAATCTCACTCGCATGGGCAAACTTTGCACCCGCAGGATCAGGTGTAGGACACCCTTTACACCGACATAATTACTCATATTTGTCTGGTGTATTCTATTTTACAGAGGGTAGTGATACTATCTTCCAAGACCCAGTAGACATTCGTAACCTAGACACACTAGAAATTACCAGAGACTACTTTGATGGTCCATTTGAGAGGATAAAAGCAGAACCAGGGAAACTTGTTATATTTCCTGGGTGGTTAAGACATTACAGTGACCCACATGCAGGCAAAAAAGACAGGTGGTCTATGTCTTTTAACTCATTACCTCATGGTGCTGTCAATGCAGGACCACAAGGTGTACCAATGGCGAGGATACAAGTACTATGAGATTATTAAAAACTCCACTCAGATACCCAGGTGGTAAATCAAGGGCATGTGTACGTCTATATGACTGGTTTCCTGCTGATATAGAGGAGTTCAGAGAACCATTCGTAGGTGGTGGTTCAGTAGCATTGTATTTCAGTCAGTTACACCCTGATGTACCTGTGTGGATCAATGATTTATACACCCCTTTGTACCATTTCTGGATCAATTTGAGAGACAGAGGTGATGAGTTGAGTGACACCTGTTATGCTATCAAACAAGACCACCCTACACCTGACCTTGCCAGAGAACTATTTGACAAAAGTAAGGTAGAAATACAGACAGCAGACAGTTTTAGACAGGCAGTTCTATTCTGGGTGCTTAACAAGTGTAGTTACTCAGGACTGACAGAGAACTCCTCCTTCTCACAGTCAGCATCAAAGCAGAACTTCACCCTGAGAGGTGCAAATAACCTCAAAAAGTATCAAGAAGTCATATCTAAATGGGAGATCACATGTCTTGACTACACTGAATGTTTACAAGAAGAAGGTGAAAACATATTTCAGTTCCTAGATCCACCATATAAGATAGGATCATACCTATATGGACGTGATGCAGGGTTGCATAAGGAGTTTGATCATGTTAAGTTTGCAGAGGATTGCAAAGATGCAGAAGGTAAGTGGATGATAACCTATAACATTGACGATGAGATCGAAGAAATGTTCAAGGACTACAACCAGAGATACTTCTCCATGACATATGGTATGCAACACAGACCAGACAACACTAAGAAGGCAGAACTGTTGATAACAAACTACGATGAAGAACCTACAAACCCCTTAGAACAACTACTTTATGGATAAATTTGAATATTCTCTCACTACATATCTCAATGGCATAAACTTAAAACAAGGCAACGTTGAACAGGATGAACGTGCCATGAAGAAGTACCCAAAGTTTGTAATAAACAAGTGTATGTCTGACTATATTGACTGTATTATGTACAGTAATGAGATGAACAGATATTATGACTTAGACAACGATCTTCAATATAATTTTTATCTATATAGTATTAGGAAATCGAAGAGGTTTTCTCCCTGGAATAAAAAATCGACAGATAATGACCTAGAACTTGTGAAAAAGTTCTACGGATATAGTACCGACAAGGCACAAGATGCATTGAAACTACTGAGCAAGGGTCAACTTGAAGTCATCAAAGCGAAACTAAATGTTGGAGGAAAAAAATGACTGATGAGATCTCATGGTCTCAGGATATGATGTTAGAAGTGACTTTGAAGGAACCTGATGACTTCCTAAAAGTCCGCGAGACCCTTACTCGTATCGGTGTAGCGTCAAGAAAAGACCACAAACTATATCAATCCTGTCACATATTACACAAAAAAGGCAAGTATTATATAGTACACTTTAAAGAACTGTTTGCGTTAGATGGGAAACCAGCAAACATCACTAAGAATGATGTTGAAAGACGTAACAGAATTGCTAAGTTACTATTTGATTGGGGGTTAGTAGACTTCCAAGCAGAAGATTTAACAGAGGTAGCACCATTGAATCAAATCAAGGTACTATCATACAAAGACAAGGCAGACTGGATCCTTGAATCCAAATACAACATAGGCAAAAAGAAAGTAGTAGCAGAAACATGAAGGCATTCGCAGTAAAACAAATCAAAAGGTTCTTCGAGACAGGGAACTGGGCATTAAAGTTAATCTTTATTGTTGTACTTGCAGAACTGACCTTCGTTGGTGGTGCTCTTATTGGTCTTGCGGGACCACTTGATAAGAACGACAGTGACAATATCAAACATATACTGTCATTAGTTGCTACTAAATCATTTGCACTCTATGCTGCTGAAAAAGCAGGAGCAAAAGAAAAGTATCTAATCGAGAAGGCAAAGGTATGATCGGAAAAGAAACACCAGAGATCAAGTATGATCGAGCACTGACACTATTTGAAGAGTCAGTATTGGCACCAGACCACAAACTCAGGGGTTGTGCACATAATCAAGGGTGTTTCGATGAGTTGATGGAGATCCGAGAACATGTGTTGAAGTATCTTAAAACGTTAAGAGAGGTCACACACCATACACATGCTGATGAGAGCGATGAAATAGAGACTGCTAAGATGATTTCAGAGAAACCTTACTACACGAAATGGAGATAAAGTTTCACAAAACATTTGGACCAGGGAAAGAACCATGGTACGTCAAATATGAGAGGTGGGCAAGCAAACAACGCTTTCCTATCTCTTTTTTAGCACAGGCACTTATAGAGTGGTTGAAAGAGAAATGGATAGAGGGTAAGGTTGACATGGAAATGACAAGTGTTGACGCACAGGCAGAGGAAATATTGCAAAAATGGGAAGAAGATGCTAAGATAAAGTCAACAATTAAAACAACTCCATCAGAGGTCAAAGGACTCGATGACATGGAGATAAACTACAATGAGTGAAGTCCACTTTAAGAAGCATCGGGTGTTCAGAGAGACACCAGATGTCATATTTTATGACATTTCGGTAGAGGAATCTAATGCATCTGACTTAGTGATACATGATGGTCCTGCTACGTCACCACCTGACGATATGGTAGGTGCAAAACAGTTCTATATTCACAAATATCAGGACGATTACAACAGAGTTGTATCAGGAGAGAGACAGTTTGAGTTAGTAAACTTTGACTGGAAATATCCATACCACATAGTACACCTCAATCGTGCTAGTGGTGCCCTAATGATACCTAAAATGACCTATCATAGGTCTAAATCAGGTGAGTCAGGGTCTATTGTAATCAACCAGTCACAGAGGTATGAAGGATTCGATAGTGAGTCTGAATTTATACCTGTATCTTGTGCTTCTGTACCTAAATTATACAAGGTATTGATGCATGAGAAACCAGTGGTGCACACCCTGGGAGAGTAGGTTGACTATATAATGTAAGCATGTTAAAATTATTTGTTTACAAGTATGCAAATGCACACATATCACATATATTGGAAAGATCGACCTATTTTTAAGAATCTAGAAGAGGATGATTTCTTTATGATATGGGAAAAGATCATGCACTCCTACAACGATGAGTTATCTTACATCAGATTGAAAGGTAACGAGACAGCAGACCTTGAAACTTCACATTAATGTACTCTCAGTCAACCAATCTTGAATCAGCATTTTACCTCTACGCTAAGAGAGTAGAAGCACTTCATGCAATGGTGATGGGGAAGAAGTTAGAAGCAGAAGAGGCATACCAACACCTCAAAATAGAGCGAAAAGCACTAAAAAAGGTGTACAAAAAACATAAACGAACTGAATACGACAGACATTGAAATTCTTAGGATTAAGAATTGATGATCATGATTCCAACATTACATATACTGATGGTAAAACAGTAAAGTATTGTGCAACTGAGCGTCTTTTCGGCATTAAACATCATGGATACGACAACATTTGGCAGTGGTCAGATGTGCTAGATTCTTGGGGTGTAAAATTAAGTGACATAGATGCTATTGCTATGATCACAGACAAGATTTGCTTCGCAGAGAACGAAAATTATAGAGATTTAGACTTAGGACTGCCATGTAAGACGTATGCAGTCGACCACCACTGGGCACATGTGTTGAGCACATGGATGCTTGGTGACATACCCAAGGTAAACTATGTGTTTGATGGGTTTGGGAACAATGATAGGTCACATTCACTGTATTTGAACGGTAAATTGAAGAGTTCACACAGTGTCAAGAAGACTGGTTCTATCGGTGTTGAAATGGCATATGTGGGTAGGACTTGTGGGTTCACAGCAGACGAGTGGGGACTAGATTTAGCAGGAAAAGTGATGGGATTGCAGTCATATGGCATGAATGAACCCAACTACTATAACCTGATGGATCAGTATAGCATTGAAGAGATCAAAAAGATCTGGAACTATGATTCATGGATCAGAAAATGGGATAATGAGTTCGATATTAACTGGTTACGCACTGTACATGAGATAACTGGTGACAAACTGGTAGAGTACATGAGTCGCACTGGTGATGGACCTGTGACCTACACTGGTGGTGTAGCACAAAACTCTGTATTCAATGGAAAACTGCATGAATCAGGCATAGATGTACGAATTCCACCTCATGCTAACGATTGTGGACTATCACTAGGTGCAGTAGAATTTTTAAGACAGAAGTTCCATGAAGAACCCTTCGATACTACTGGGTTCCCCTTCTGGCAGGACGATGAAGCACCCGAAGAACCCACTGATAAGACCATTACAGAGGCAGCAGAGTCACTTGCACAGGGTAAAATTGTTGGTTGGTACCAAGGTCATGGTGAAATAGGTCCAAGAGCACTAGGACACCGTTCTATCCTTGTAAACCCCAGATTACCGAACGCTAAGAACGAATTGAACAGTAAGGTTAAACATAGAGAACACTTCCGACCCTTCGGTGCTGCGGTACTACTGGAAGATACACAAAAATACTTCGAGTTTAAGGGTAAGAGTCCATATATGAACACATGTGCATACGTTCACGACGAAGAATTGTTGTCTGTGACACATGTAGATGGCAGTAGCCGCATACAAACAGTGGAGGGTGATGATTCTTTCGCTAAGTTGCTTCGTAAGTACAAAGAACTGACAGGTGACTCTGTTTTACTCAATACATCACTGAATATGGGTGGTAAACCAATAGCATCTAAAATGTGGGAAGCGAAAGAATTATTCTCTAAGAAAGGAATTGAAGAAATGTATATTGGAAATGATAAATTGTCTAAATAAAGGTGCTACCCCCTCTATCTTATGTCAACAGCGAAGACAGAGGTCGTACAACCAGAACAGAAAATAGTTAAGCATGAGAGAGACGACGATGCAGTTGCAACACTGGTCCGTCTGGTGATTCTAGGATGGTCCGCTGCGATCCTCACAATTAATTACTTACAGGTCCCAGGACTTGCAAAGACAAACATCGATCCCACTTTCATAGCCAGCGTTTTCACAGGAACACTTGCCACTTTCGGTGTCGCCACGTCCAAAAAGAATGGTGACTCACCCAAAGGAACAACATGCAAGTACATGCAAACAGAAGGTAAAAAGTAATGCAGAAAATCGTTAATGCTATCGCCATTTTTGGTGGTGTAGTGGCACTTGGAGTCGTAGGACTCGGTGGATATGTATTCATCCGTAAGGATGCAATCATTGAAGATATTAAAACAAAAGTAACAGGAGCAGCACTCGGTGCAGTGTCTGGTTCGTTACCTGACATGGTTCCAGATGCTCTACCCGACTTCTCTGGACCCGCTTTACCAATCAAATGAAGAGCAGAAACATACTTATAGCGACAGTGGGTGGTCTAGTAGGACTCTCACATATAGGTATGATTGCACTCCTCGTATCACGAGTCGGAGTTAAAGACCAGATACCACTTATCAGTCCACCAGTAGGACCATATACATCATATGCTATATCAGCATCTAAGGATGGGTATAAGGTAAGTTATCAAGCGAATGACCCTAAAACTATGGTCAAGAGCACATCAACTATCGTCAAAGGTCTAACAAAGAAAACAGAAAAGACTGTTGTAGATGAGTATACAATGGATGGTAAGACCCATTTAGGTGTACTAGGCATGGCAGAAGCAAATGCACTCAACGTAGCATGCATCAAGGCAGAAGGTGGTGGTGAACAGACAGGCAAGGTAGTAGGTGCTGCTGTTGGTACTGCTGCTGGTGCAAAGGTAGTTGCTGTACCATTTGTAGGTCCAGTTCTAGGAGGTCTCGTAGCACTAGGTGCTGCTGATAAAGGTGCTGACATAGGTGGTCAGATAGCGACTGAATGGAGTGAAGCATGTGACCCTGATACAACCGATTAATATAAACGATGTCAATGTATTTGACATAACATTGCCCCCGATCACGCAAAGATATAGCGTGACACCAGGGGCATTGCCATTTTATAACCCAGTAACGGTACCAGTTGGTGTACCTTTGATTCTGATGCCTGGATGTGTAGAAGCACACCCAGAAAGCAAACCACAGAACCCAAATAATAACTTAGTCAAAGATGATGAGGACGGAGCAAAGGTATATTGTGATGCTGGTATGCCATCCTTTGATGCGATGGACTATACACCAGAGAATTTAATAATAACGAGAGATATAGAGACACCTGTGGTAGATGTACCACCCCCACCAGAGACACCAGAAGTACAAGCACCAGATATACCACCCACAGAAGAAGAAGTTCCCTGCCCTGGACTAAATGCACCTAGAATAGGTGACATAGCACAGAACAAGGAAGAGAAAGTATCAGGTTTTGAAAAACAGATTGACCCTGTAACTAATAAGGAAATCTGTGTGACATTGTATGAGGATATACCACCACTAGAAGCACTATTACCAGACGTTCAGACAGTGAGTACCACCGCAGTTATAGCAACAGTTGCTACGGGATCTGCACTCCTAGCGAAACCTCTTGCAGACCTGTTGTTGAGGGTTTTTCGTCCCGCGATAAAAAAGGGATTGACCACTTTCCAAACCAAGATTTTGAAGAAGGCACCGAGGCAGTTAAGTCGTTCTGAGATCCAGACGAATCATTATAGGAAATCGAAAGGTCTTGATCCTTTTTCTCCTCCGAAGAAGAAGAAGGGTTAAGTTGATGGACGTGTGGTTTCACTACATGTACACCGTCCACAACAACATCAGCACACACCTTATGATATGGTGACTTTTTGTGGAACCGAATTCCTGCCTTGTAGAGTTCACCACAGTTTTTTAATCTTGCTATCTCGAAATCTAATCGCTTGTTGGCGATGTTTTGTGTTTGTAATGCTATCTGTGTCTCTACTGCTAGTTTACACTGCTCTTGTGCCTTTTTATCTAATGGTATTGACCATGTTGCAGACACACCAACAGATGCGTTCAGTTGATCCTTCTGACCTGTACGAGTAGGCATGTAATATAAAATATTCCCTGGATTGTCGATCTGACCGTCATCATCAGCGTCATGTATGTCGTACACTGGATCATTCCAATACGCTTCGTATGGTTTTTGTCCAGAAATTGATCCTGTGACGTAGGGAGTTATGTTGAGGGTACTCCCTTGGCACTGGATACCATTACCATATGTGTTTGTTATATACGGTCCTTGTAAAACTTGAATAGCTTGGTTGGTCACTGACCCACTGCTATTAGCGATGGGCGATGCAGTAGCACTAACACCACCAACAGTTTCAGCACGAACACTAGGCATAAACCCAGTGATAGCAAGGGATATCCCTATTGCTGAAAGATACTGGTTGTGTCTGTGACGCTTTGGATAGTGGTGGTTCGATTTATCACGGTGTGATTCGACAACCCTGGTCCACTGTATGTCTCTGTGAATTGGAAGTTCGCACCTGGCGTTGTCTGTGTAAACGTCGGTTTTGTATCCACTCCTGTCCATGTTGAAGCAACTCCTTCAATAGTTACATTATTAGTTGTAGTTGTTGGTGATAGATTACCAGATGCTGTAACACCAGTGCCTGTTGCGGTCCACTGGTACCCAGTATTATAATCCATCGAATTTATAGTCTCAGTGACTGTCGTAGTCGTCTCAGTGTGAGACGTCATACTACCTTGGGTGAAATTAGGCACCACAGGCACTGCAAACACTGGGTTTGCGCCCATAGCGAAGCATACAAGAAGTAGTTTTATGTTACTCCTCATATGTCTCACCTATCTCACTGTTAGTTCGCTGACCACCTGTCCAGTCGCTTGTGTACCAGCACCACCAGCAGTTAATGCAATGGTTCCTGATGTATCGATTGTACCCGCTAGACTACCCGCTGACCCTGCTGCTGTTGATACTTGACTGGAAAAGTTTCCAACCTCACCAACAGTCGGTGCACTACCTGATATAGCATCACCTTGGGTGAATGACTGAGTAAAGCTCCAACTCTCCCCTGCTGTTGCCTGGGTTGCTGATAACGTAGGTATAGCACCAACACCTGATGAGATAGTCATACTACCTATGGATGCTGTTGCACTACCGCCTGTTGGTGTGTACTGTGTGGTCACATTGTTACCACTTACAGAGTACGTTGAACCAATACGCTCAACCTGAGTTGCTGCTGCGTTTACTTGTAACTGAACTGATGAACTTAACTTATGTGTAATGTCTGCATGAGCAGCACCTACACCTAAGAAAGGCATCATACCGAAGAAGATTAATAATCGTTTCATGATTTTTTATACTACCTTCACCCATATTTATACCTAAAATTATTACAGTTTTCCGTACTTGTAAAAACAGTAAATGTGTACTAAATATAGGTAGTTGCCTTCGGGGACTACAAACAAACTCGCTTACTAAGGAGAACCATGAGAACATTTAACTTCTCGTCCAAAGATATGGACAAACTTTTTGACGCTGCGATGACTTACAGCGTTGGATTTGATGATCTATTCAACAGGATACACACTACACCAAGAGATAAGTATCCACCATATAATATAGTCAAAGAACAAGAGACAGAGTGGCGCATAGACGTAGCACTCGCTGGATTTGGAAAAGACGAAATAGAAATTAGCACCGAGACTAATGTTCTTTTAGTCCAATCAAAATACAATGATGATCGTTGGGAACCTGATGAACAGGGTGAGTATTTCCACCGTGGTATCGCACAGAGAGGATTCTCAAAGAGATTCAACATTGCAGATGATGTAGAAGTCGGTGATGTAACCTTCAAAGATGGATTACTTACTATCAAATTAAAGAAGAT